TTACAATGCTAACGGTACTGGTGCTGGCGTCTAAGGAGGGTTCGTAGATGGCTATTTCAAGAGCACAACTGCTAAAAGAGCTTGAGCCTGGACTTAACGCTCTGTTCGGCATGGAGTACGATCGGTACGACAACGAGCACGCTGAAATCTTTGAAACCGAAAATTCAGATCGGGCTTTCGAAGAAGAGGTAATGCTTGCTGGCTTCGGTCAAGCTCCAACAAAAGGTGAAGGTGCGGCTGTTAGCTACGATTCAGCTAACGAAGCATTTACCGCTCGCTATACACACGAAACTGTGGCACTGGCGTTTGCGATCACTGAGGAAGCTGTAGAGGATAACCTCTATGATCGCCTCAGCTCGCGATACACCCGTGCGCTGGCTCGTTCTATGGCAAACACCAAACAGGTGAAAGCGGCCTCAATCCTTAACAATGCGTTTGATAGCAACTTTGCTATTGGCGATGGTAAGGAATTGTGTGCTACGGATCACCCGACTGTTGGTGGCGGTAACTTCCGGAATGAACTGTCAACTGCGGCTGACCTCAACGAAACTTCGCTTGAGCAGTCACTGATCGACATTTCTAACTTCATTGACGAGCGCGGCCTTAAAATCGCACTTCGTGGTATGAAGTTGGTCATTCCTACCAACCTCCAGTTTGTTGCCGAGCGTTTGATGGCATCTAATCTGCGTCCTGCGACTGCAGACAATGACATCAATGCTATTCGTAACATGGGTATGCTCCCTGACGGTTATGTGGTTAACCACTTCCTGACCGATACAGATGCGTTCTTCATTAAAACGGATGCGCCTAATGGCTTCAAGCATTTTGTTCGGACTCCAATGCAAAACAGCATGGAAGGCGATTTCGAAACAGGTAATGTTCGCTACAAAGCTCGTGAGCGTTACAGCTTCGGTGTTTCCGACCCACGCTGTGTTTTTGGTTCTCCTGGAGCCTAAACAAAATTCATCAAAATGGAAGGGCGGCTTTTCAGCCGCCCTTTTTTGTTATATAGTTGAGATATCAACCTTGACTGCGTAAGCAGACACTAGCCACGACAAGGAGATTCACATGGCTAAATCGACTTTTTCAGGTCCAGTTGTTTCTAACAACGGCTTCATTACTGCTGGTTCTGACTCTGTTGTAAACATTACAGCTGAGACCACTCTTACTTTTAACACACACGCTGGCCGTATCATTGAAATCAATGATGCAGATGGTGCTGTTACTTTGCCTTCGATTGCTACGGCTGAGATCGGTGCAGTTTACCGTTTTTTCATCGGCACAACGGCTTCCGATCTTGACATTAAAACAGATGGTACCGATAAGTTTGTTGGTTCTGTTTCTGTTGGCATCAACAATAGCACCCATAAGCGGTTTGTTCCTGGAGCAACTAATGATGTAATTTCAATGAATGGCACTACCACAGGCGGTATTGCTAATAGCTATGTTGAAATTACTGCTCTGGCTACTGCCGAGTATATGGTTCAAGGGCAGTTGATTGGGTCAGGCACGATTGCTACTCCTTTTGCTGATAGCTAAGAGGGGCGTAATCCATGGCTGGATCTGATGTACAATCAAAGCGGTTAACTGGCACTGGCTCTGCTGGTGTTGGTTCTGCGCGTATCCGTCAGATACAGGTTCTAACCACGACAGGTACACCTCGCCTTACCGTTACAGATGGTAATGGCGGGGCTACTGTCTTGGATTTAGATTTCCTTGCATCTGATTCACACTCAGTAAACATCCCTGCAGAGGGTATTCGTGTAACAGATATCTATGTGTCTGCTTTCACTAATATTACTGCTATGACGGTGTTTTATAATTAAGGAACACTCCTATGGCTGGTTCTGATATCAAAGCAAGCTACATAACTGCTACAGGCACTGTTGCAAGTGGTCCACGGCGGTTAGTTTGTATTCATTACCATACTGGGGGGTCTACAGGTAGCGTTGTTCTGAGAGACGGTGGTGCTTCCGGCACTACCGTCTTTACATTAGATTTTCACTCAAACGCTACAGGCGACCTCCAAATTGGAGAGGAAGGCGTAAAGTTTGATACTGACATTCATGCCACTTTTACAAATGTCACAAGCATGACGTTTTTCTTTAAGTGAGGAACTATGGCTACGACTAAAAATGTTAAGCGCACTCCTAGTGGTAAATTAAGTTACAGAGGTGAAACTTTTAGTGGGTATAATAAACCCAAGCGTACTCCTGGAGCAAAACGCAAGTCTGCGGTATTGGCTAAAAAAGGTGACCAAGTAAAGTTGGTACGGTTTGGTGACCCTAATATGAAAATTAAAAAGAGCATCCCTGCTAGACGCAAGTCTTTTAGAGCTCGTCATAATTGTGCCAGTGCTTCCGATAAATTCTCGGCAAGGTATTGGTCATGCAAGGCGTGGTAAAGTTTATGGCAGACCGTGGTGTACATGACTTGGAAATCGAGTTTACCGAGTGGAAGACAAAACAAGATCATTTAGTTCGTCATGTGGATGAACTTCATGACGATATGAAAGAAGTAAAAAAGGCTGTATTTCAAGCTAAGTGGATGTTGATTGGGGCTGTGGTGGTTATTGGTTTGACAAACAGTGGTAGCCTTTTGGAACTTATTAAGTTGATGAAATAATGGCAATGACACGGGGACAAATGCGAAAGCAAGTAGAAAAAGCTCCCGCTTCTAAAAAGAAAAAGAAGCGTAAAATCCCTGCCAAATATTTAGCTGGTCTTAGTTCTGCTGATAAGGCCAAGCGTAGAAAAGAGATACAGCGGAATGCTAAAAAGTCTTCAAAGGATCCTTCTGCATATGTTTTCCCTAGCGATTATACGAGCTCTGGAGCTAGAAGGAAGACAAAGGAGTCCAAGTATACAAAAGCGTTCCGGAAAAAGTTTGGTACTAAGACGAGGAAAACCTAATGCCTTACAGCAAGTACACTCCAAAACAAAAGCGGCTTGCCGCTATTGCCCCACCCCGCAAAAAGATTACCCGTGCGGATATAATTACTGCCGCTAAGAGGAAGAAAAATGGCACTAAACGCAAGCGTAAAAAAGTCTCTAGCTAAAAAAGCAGAGGCGGCTCGCAAAAAAGGTAAGAAGGTAACGGCTGGTCAGCTCCAGCGTGTGTACAATAAAGGGCTGGCGGCATACAGAACTGGACATCGTCCCGGAGCTACACCAAGCCAGTGGGCGATGGCTAGAGTCAACAGTGTGTTGACAGGCGGTAAAGCCGCAAAAGTAGATGCTCATATCTTTGGTAAAGGTAAAAAACCAAAGGCTAAAAAGGAGAAAAAGTCATGAAAAACGGTCGCAAGAAAATGATGGGCGGTGGTTATGGCCGCAAAAAAATGATGGGCGGTGGTGAAATGATGATGTCACCACGGAAGAAAATGGCGTATGGTGGCTCAGCAAGGAAGAAAATGAAGGGCGGCGGCAAAATGGTAAAAGGTCCGTGCTCATAAGGAGTAGGTTATGGCGACTTCGGGTTCTACCGATTTTGAATTAGATGTAAGTGATTACATTGAAGAAGCATTTGAGCGTTGTGGTATGTCAGTCCGCACAGGATATGACCTTACTACAGCGAAGAGGTCGCTTAACCTTTTGTTTGCTGATTGGGCTAACCGTGGTTTGAACCGTTGGACAATTGAGCAAAGCACTGTTTCTTTGGTTGCAGGAACAAACAGTTATAATCTTGATGCAGATACAATTGATGTATTGAGCGCGGTTATTCGTACCAATGCGGGGGCATCTACACAATCCGATGTCACTATTGATAGAGTAAGCCGCGACGAGTTCCTGAATATCCCTAGCAAACTTTCCCAAGCAAAACCGACGCAATGGTATATAGATCGTTCTATCACGCCTGTTTTGAACATATGGCCTACGCCTGATCAATCGTACACTTTTGTGTACGATAGGTTGACTCGTATCCAGGATGCAGATGATTACACAAATACGATAGAAGTACCCTTTAGGTTTTATCCGTGTTTGGCCGCAGGTCTGGCGTATTACATTTCCATGAAAAAAGCCCCTGAGCGTATGCAGTTATTAAAGGCGGTGTACGAAGAAGAGTTTCAACGGGCGGCATATGAAGATGTAGATCGGGCAAACCTGACACTTACCCCACGCAGAGATTATTATGGGTTCTTGTAATGGCATATGCGGTCGGTAAATATTCTCAGGCTATTTGTGACAGGTGTGGGTTTCAATACCCATACCTTAAAATGCGTGAGGAATGGAACGGCCATAAAGTATGCCCTGAGTGTTTTGAAACAAAGCATCCACAGTTAGACCCTATCTTTACACCAACAGACCCACAAGCAATATATAAACCTCGGGTAGACCGTAAAGAACCTCTGGTTGTGCAAGTGGGAGAATCGGTGTTTAATGAAACAGCCCCCTTACAGATGGTAACTTCTGTGGGCATAGTTACGGTGTCAGTATCATGAGTTTTACATACGCAGAGCTTAAAACAGCTATCCAAGATTATACGGAAAATCAGGAAACGACTTTTGTTAACCACCTTGATGACTTTATCCAAGGGGCAGAAGAGCGTATCCTTAAATCTGTACAACTTGAGTTTTTCCGTAAAAACGCTACAGGTTCTATGACATCAGGTAATAAGTACCTTGCTGTCCCTACAGATTTTTTAACGCCTTTGTCTCTATCCATTATTAGTTCTAGCAACCATGTCTTTTTGTTATACAAAGATGTGAACTTTATCCAGGAAGTAAACCCTAACCCTGCTACAACAGGTGTGCCGAAATATTATGCTTATTTTGATGTAAGTAATTTGGTTATCGCGCCTACTCCTGATGATAACTATACCGCTGAGTTGCATTATATGTACCGACCAAACAGCCTCACTGCGGGTGCGTCAGGTGGAACAACATGGCTCAGTACTAATGCAGATAGAGCTCTTCTTTACGGAAGTCTCCTAGAGGCGTATACTTTTATGAAGGGCGAAACTGATGTGCTCCAGCAATATGAAAAAATGTTTGCTGAGGCTATTGGTAGGCTGAAAAACTTTGGGGAAGCACTTGAAGTTACTGATGCTTATCGTCAAGGGATGTTAATGAGGCAAAAAGCATAATGTTTAAAGCTAATTTGGAACTTCCTGAAACACCGATTGTAACGGTGCAAACGACCCAGAATCGGGGGTTTACCCCTGATGAAGTCGCAGAGCGGTGCGTAAATAAATTGATTTCGGTCTCAGATTCCGCACCCCCAGCTATACGAGACCAAGCCAGAGCATTCCAAAAACATATGGAAAAAGTTGTGGCGTTTTATATGCGGGAGGCTATTCGAAGTGATAGAACTACTGTATATAATAAATTATTGGATGCAGGGCATCCTGAACTGGCTGAAGCGATAAGGAGATTTTGATGGCTATCACCCAAGCAATGTGTACTTCCTTTAAACAGGAACTACTCCAAGCTCAACATGATTTTACGGCCTCTACAGGCCATAGCTTTAAACTTGCTCTGTATACTAGCAGTGCAACTCTAGGAGCCACCACAACTGATTATAGCGTGACTAATGAGGTAAGTGGCACGGGGTATAGTGCTGGCGGTGGGGCATTGACTAATGTCACTCCTACCACAAGTGGTACGACTGCACTTACCGACTTTGCTGATCTCACTTTTAGCACAGCAACAATTACAGCCAACGGTGCTCTTATTTATAACACCACAACAGGTGGTGGTTCTGGCACAACGGACTCAGTAGTTGTTCTTGCTTTTGGTGGTGATAAAACCTCGACAGCGGGTGACTTTACTATTCAGTTCCCAACTGCGGATGCAAGTAACGCTATCATCCGCATTGCCTAAATAGGGGGCTAAAATGGCTCTTGTCATTGCGGATAGAATAAAAGAAACAACTGCGACCTCTGGTACGACGGATTTTGTATTAGATGGGGCGACTACGGGTTTTTCTGCCTTTAGTTCTGCTTTATCTAATAGTGATACGACCTATTATGTTTGTGTTGATGGTTCTGATTATGAAGTAGGGCTTGGTACTTATGTATCTGGCACAAATACTTTGCAAAGAACTACGGTGTTAGCCAGCACAAACGCAGGAGCAAAAGTTAGTTTCTCGTCTTCAGCCAAAGAAATATTTATCACCTATCCCGCTGATAAAGCCATTTACCTTGACGGTAGTGATAACATCATTGCCGCTAATGGTAGTGCGCTAACTAACTTAAATGCCAGCAATCTTGCTAGTGGAACAGTAGCTGATGCACGGCTTCCTGCTACCATCTCTTCTGATATTACTGGCAATGCGGCTACGGCGACAGCGTTAGCCACAGGTCGCACTATTGCTTTAAGTGGCGACGTAGCCGCTACAGGTGTTAGTTTTGATGGTACGAGCAATATAACGCTTACCACTACTATTCAAGCAAACTCTGTTGCGTTAGGCACGGATACAACAGGCAATTATGTCGCTGATATCACAGCGGGTAGTGCTATTGATGTATCGGGAGGCGGCTCAGAAACGGCGACTGTTACTATCAATGTAGACTTGTCAGAGTTGGCTACTTCTACTACAGATGGCGATGGTGACTTTTTTGTAGTTGTAGATGCGAGTAATGTCCAACGAAAGTTGACCAAGGGTAATATCAATATCTCTGGCTTTAATAATGACGCTGGATACACAACAAATGTTGGTGATATTACAGGTGTTACTGCTGGAACTAATCTTACGGGTGGTGGCACAAGCGGCACGGTAACTATCAATATGGCTACGGGTGGTGCTGGTGCTGGAACATATGGCTCTACTTCTAATAACACTAAAATAGATACAATCACACTTGACGCATATGGGCGTGTAACAGCGGTTGCTACTGGTGGCACTGGTGATATCGATGGTGTTACCGCAGGAACAGGCATTTCAGGCGGCGGCACTTCTGGCACGGTCACAGTTAATCTTGATGTAAATGGATTAACTACAGCAACCCCTGTTTCTACTGACACTATTGCTTTTTATGATGTTAGTGCAGGGGGT